GTCCGGCGTTTCCGCAGGTCAGAGGACATGTGACCGGGGGTAGCCATCCACCCGAGATCGTCACTCGCTGTCACGCTTCGCTGCATTGCATGATCGACACAGCACACCGAGTGACTGTCGCTCATCTCCACCAGCAGCAACAGCGTGAGGATGATCGGCTGTCAGGTCAGTCGCCGGGTGGGGTAGCCGGTGCCAGCCAGGACAGTTGAGCCCGAACTGTTCGACGTGTAGGCGGACAGCCTCAGCCCTGCGCTTGTCCTCGGCTGCGATGTGTGGCCTGACCTGCCGCTTGCGTTGGAGTCTGCCCCTGTCGTAGGCGGCCTGGCAGGGGATGCAGCGGGAGCCTTGACAGAGGACTCGGCAGTCTGCGCACCTGCGCTGGATTGCCATCACGGCTCGCAGAACGCATGAAGTTCACCTGCGCTGGGCATGGTGAACTTGCTGCAATCTTCGTACCTTGACGCGTGATCGTCAAGCAGCCGCACGGCGCGCCTTCTCTGCTCTCGCCTTGGCCCGTGCCAGGTCAGCCTCGGCCTCAGAGGACGCCTTCCAGATGCGGACGTGTTCGCCGAGGAGACCGATGTTCGATTCGTCCCATGTGCCCCTGCAGTTGAGGCAGACCGCGGTCTTGGTGTCGAGGCGGACGCGGATGGTGCCGCGGGTATTGCAGGGTTCCTCTTCGCCTTGGTCGTTGGTCTTCAGGAGTGGGCATGGTGCTGTGGGCGCGTAGGGCTGGTTGCGCCACTTCGTGATGGTCTCGGCCCATGCCACCCATGCGCGGAGTTCCCGGAGCAGGTCGGTGCGTTGGTCTGAGGTCATGGTGGCGCCGACGAGGGCGCGGAGGTTCGACGCCACCGTGGACCGGGCCTCAAGGCGTAGGCGGTGCACCCATTTCACGGAGCCGATGGTGATGGCGGTGTGGCATGCCACGGCTTCAAGGTCGGCTGGTGGGCGGGATGCGTGGTCGCCGGCGCCGGGTTCGGAGGTGCCGGGGAACGCGGCCGCGGCGAGCTGGTCGAGCAGGGACGGGAACGCCTCGACATGGTCGCGGAACTTCCGGTTGCGGTTCGTGTCCCAGTAGGGGATCTGCTCGCGGTGTTTGTAGGGCTCGGTGAGCGCATCGGCTGCGGTGGGGACGTCGACGAGGTTCCACTCGCTCACGCTGTCCCCCGTTCGGTTGAGGCTGGGTCGGTCTCACGGCTGAGGTCAGAGGGCACCGGGCGGTTCATGTAGCCGCGGCGGATCGCCGCCCGCTGCTGGGGAGTCAGGTTGAAGCCCGGGACCTCCTTCGCCGAAAGGGAGTGGCGGGACGCTGCCGGCTGACCGGTAGGTACAGGGAAGGTCACGGCGAGGTCCGGGTCGTCAGGTGGTCGATCATCTTGTCGACGCGGACACGTTCGGCCAGGTAGTCCTTCCGCAACGTCTGCATGTCACCCGTCCCGCCGAAGTGTGCTGAGAGCGCATCGAGGAGAGCGCGGGCCATGGACTCGGGTAGCCGCAGCGTCGGCTCCTGCTGAATGCCGACGGCGCCGGTTTCCTCCTCGCGCATGACCAGTTCGACCGGCTGACCGACGGCGAACCGCTGATCACCGACCTTCTGGACGAGGTAGATCGAGACGCCCATGCGGAAGAAGTCCGGCTGGACGAAGGCGCGGTCGCTCATCCCTGCTCCCGACGCTTCGCTAACTGCCCGAAGACGAACACTGCGCACTGCTCGCACCAGTGGAAGTCGCCATCGGGTAGGTGGCCGCCACGGAGGCCATTAGCTCGGTGGCCCTCCACAACAACCTGCCTGCGGTCCGCAACCAAGACGCTGCCGCATCCGTCGCAAATGATCTGGGTGCTCATCCCTGCTCCTCGGTGTGTGCGGCGGGCGAGTCCGCGTGGAACGGTCCCTCGGCGGGCTCGACGAACAGAGCGTAGCCGCTGACCCGGTCGCCGAGTCCGCGCGCCGCCATGGAGCCAGGCATGGCCGGATATACGAGCACCGTGTTGACCTTCCAGACCGTTCCGAGGCCGCCGGTCGGCATGACGATCAGCGCACCGAGCGGCGGCAGCGCGTCCACGAAGCAGTGGCCGAGGTCGACGTCATCGGTGTCGGTGTGCTGATACAGCCTGAGTTCGATCACAGCTTCCCCTCCTCGCTGTGTTGGGCGGCCAGCGCCAACCATCCGGCGACGGTCTCACCGGGCTCGGCGACCAGCGGGACGGCAACGACCTTCCGCGCCGCGTCGTCGGTGGCCGGGTCAACAACCAAGCGGCCGGCGTCATTGCGCCGATAGACCGGGCAGAAGATCAGATCCTCGGCGATGGCGAGGCGCGCGTCGGTGGGCACGTCATTCGGGTCGATGCCGTTGGCGCGCAGCCACACACACAGCCGCTCCCGGTGCGCCGTGGCGTAGTCGTACACCTCGTCGTAGATCATGTTCCCTCCTCGGTGGTCAGCATCGGCGGAAGACACAGCAGCAACCTGACCCCGTCGGGGTCATCGCCGATGGGGTTGCCGGGTGCCCAGTAGTTCCGGGAGGCGATGTCGACACCGGGGGTGTCCAGGATCGCGGCGGCCCGGTGCGCCACGCAGGGACCTCCGCTCTGCCCCTCGGTGATCAGGCACATCACGCAACCACTGACCGGCTGCGCCGCGTCGATCCGCTCGGCTAGCCACTGGAGGACTAGGTCACGGTCACTCGGCGGCATCGGTCGACTCCTCGGCTGGCTTGCAGGACCCGTTCGGCAGCATGTGACCGCCGGGGCAGTTCCGCTCGGAGCAGTGCCAGCGTCCTTGATCGACCGGCTTACGGTCAGTCGGCATGGGTGGGCTCCTCGACGGTCGCAGGGCGGCCATGGCGCCGGTACCTGATGCGCTGCCAGAGGGTTGCCGGCCGCCAAGTCTGACCGATCCGGCATTGGCCCCGGTGCCGGCCTGGGCCGTACGCCTCGCAGGCGTCGCATGCGTCGCCGAGACGCCACAGCGTGCCGCAAACGTCGCAGCGGTACAGATCGCCGTCGGCGCCGTAAGGACCGAACGACCCCATCGGCAGATCGCAGCGGTGCGGTGATTCGGTCATGCGGCGGACGTAGCTCATGGCGTCTCCTCCGCTGGTGCTGGCGCGACTGACACCCGGTTAGTGTTTGACACTACGAACTCCCGTCGGGTAGTGTTATACACATCAGCAGGACGACGAAGGAGACCGAGATGACCGAGGATCAGATCGACGACCTGGGCGGCCGCGCCCTGGCCACCGTCTCCCTGGAGGCGCGGGCGGCCGTGGAATCCGCCGTTGAGCACATGATCGAGCGCGAGTACGGCACCGGCGACCCGGCCAGCCTCCGCGGCGCCAGCCAGCTCGCCACGGCCGCCATCACCCTGGATATCCGCCCGCTGTACGTGGAGACCAACGGCACCGACCGGGGCGTGGAGTCCCTCGCCGCGATCCTGTTCCGCATCCTCGTCCGTGACGGCCTGGACCAGCGGCGTTGCCCGTGCGTACTCACTGGGGTTGGCCACCACCACGTCGGCCAGTGCTCGGCCCACTACGAGGCCGACGTGCCGCCGATCGACGGCGAGCGGCTCTGCGGTACCTGCCACGTGGCGGTGTACGCGACCAAGACCGCCGAGCGTGGCTGATGCCCCGTCCTGGACCGCGCCGCCCCCTCGTCGCCATCCGGCTCTCCACGGATGGCACGAGTTGGCTCGACCAACGCGCTGAAGCGGAAGGGCTGGTGAAGGGCGACGGCCAACCGAACCGGTCGGAGATGATCCGGATCGCGTTGGCGTACGCCGCTGCGCATATGCCGAAGGGTTGGCGACCAAAGGGATCATGACGGCTCCGTTGGCGTGTCTGGCTGCCCGCCGTCCAGCGCGGCCGGGGCGGCCGGGGCTTCCGTCAGCGGCGCGTTCGCCCTGAACAGCGCCCACCACGTTTCGATCGGCTGTAGGCCACGCTCGCGGCACAACTGCCAGCCACGGTCGACGCGCTCCCAGCGCCGGTCCGAGCAGTCCAGGACGGCCGTCACCTCAGGACCCGGCGGGGGCGGCAGATCCCACGTCCGCGCTCCCTCACCTTCTGGGCCGCCTACCGCGCTCTGGCCGATCGCGCACCAACCCTTGTGCTCGGCGGTGGTCGTGTAGCAGACCGGGCACTTCTCTGGGCCGCCTTCGGCGGGGCGCCGGGACCACTCCAGATCGAAGATCAGTGAGTCGCGGTCGACGCCGAGGTGGTCGCACAGGTACTCGAACGCCAGGTTCGCGTTGTTCATGTACGAGCCGTTGCGTAGCGCGTTGTCGACCGCCGCCAGCAACGCGGGCAGCGGATAGTTCTGTCCCTCGGTTTGGATCATGACGTCTCCTCGGCGGGGCACTGCGCGGGGTCAACCACCTGCCACGGCGTGATGGCGACTCGGCGGTGGAGCAGCTCGGTGCGGGCCGAGATCCGGGTCTCGATGATGCGGCGTGCGGCGCGTTCGTTGAATTCCGCGTAGTCCTGGTATCCCTCGGTCTCGTCTCTGTACCAACGCCGAGTTCCCCACTCATCGCGGCCCTGAGGCTCCTCGACGGAGCGCTGCGCATCCAGGGCGGCGAGGCGCGCGTCGCCGTCGAGGCCAGCTTGCGCGATGCACTCGCTGCACCACCGGTCGGCCCCGTACTCAGCGGTCGGTGTCCGGCCGGAACCCTCGTCGCGGCATGACCCTTGGTAAAGGGTCGTGCAGCCAACTGCTGCGATCAGACGCAGGGCGGCCGGCGCGGCGGCGTCGTGCTCGCCGCGCGCCCGCCAGACCGACTCCATTGCAGCGCGGAACGTCTCTGTCTTCGCCAGCCATTGAGCATGGTCCTCCGCGGCATCGGAGTTGATGAACAGCCGTCTGGCTTTCGCCCGCGCCGCGTTCAGGTACACGCTCTCGTCAATGTCAGCCACGGCTGCCAGTCCTCGCCTGCGCGCGCCAGTCCGCAGCCCATTCGAAGTCCAAGCCGGCACGCTCGGCGCACACCCGGTCTTCGTCGCGGTCGCCCACCATCAGGCCCATGTACGGGGGGTAGTACTCGTCATGCTTCGCTGCGAGGTCGAGTGCTGCCTCGATCAGCAGCCCGGGGGCCGGCTTGCGGCACCAGCATCGCGCCATCTCGGGGTGGTTCGCGTCAGGGTGGTGCGAGCACCAGGCGATCTTGTCGAACAGTTCCTCGGCCTGCGCATGGGTCTCTGCCATCGCGGCGGCGACCAGCCGGGGTGTGGTGTGGCCGAGCGCGATGCCGCCTTGGTTGCTGACGCCGATGATCCGGCCGCCGTCGTCCTTCCAGCGCCGCATCATCACCCTGGCCTCGGGGAAGACACGGACGTCCTCGGGTCCGTTGACGAACCGGCCGAGGGCGTCGTCTTTGCCCTGCCGGACGGTGCCGTCGATGTCCAGGTACAGGACGGGTACGGCGCGCTCAGCCACGGTCTGCTCCTTCGGTGTCAGTGGGACCGTCCAGGGCGGCGCGGACATCGACGATGCGGATGTACGTGAAGCCCCCGGCCTGGCGGGCAGCACAGGCTTCCCGGACGCGTTCGATGGCGGCCACGGTCTGCTCGACGCGGGCGGTAGCGGCGGCCAACTGCTGGATCAACTCGTACGGCGTCCGTGGGTCCGGCGGAACAATCCCCGGCCCGTCGCCGAACAGGTACCCGACCAACTCGGGATCGGCGCGCATCTCCGCAAGCACCTTCTCCACGCCCTCGCGGAGTTCATCGTTGTTCGGCATCGGTGCCCTCCCGGGACGCGTAGGTGTCCACGGCGGCGGCGAGGTTCCACGTCTGGGTGCGGTAGTCCACGCTCGCACCGATGCGGATATGCACGTCGCGCCATGCCTTCGCCGCTTCTACGACCGGCTCTGCTCGTTGCCACCGGTCCAGCACTTCCTCGTACGCGGCGCGGAGATCAACGATGGAGGACCAGCCGAAGAGGTCCCGGCGCATCCGTTCGACTTCGGCCCGGGCCCCGTTAACCTCGGTGATCTTCTCGTCGTACAGGTGCCGGTACCGGTCGGCGTCGGCCCGGGCGGCGTCACGCTCGGCCATCACATCGCGGCAGATCTTGTCTCGGTCGGCGATGCGATCGGACGCGACAGCACGGGCGTTAGTCAGGGCACCTGTGAGTCGCTGAAGCTCATCGCCGCACTCGTCTCGTTCTCGCTGCGCTTCGGCTAGGGCGGCGAGGAGGGTGGGGACGGCCGCAGCCAGCTCACCGCGCAGACGTGCGCGCATCTCCGCCGTTGGGGACGTCTCGTCATCGCATGGGACCTTGTCTAGCAGGGCGAGACGCTGCCGGATCGCGTCGTAGTCGGCGATCAGGTCTAGTGGGGACGAAGGGTCAGGAGCGGTCATCGGAACCGCCGGCCGGAACGTGCTTGTGATCGGGAAGCTGCATCAGATCCTCGTGCCGGTCCTGCCACTCGATGATCTCTTCCAGTGCCTTTGCGACCTCGTCGGCCTGGCGGACCAGGTCGTACTTGCGGCAGAGGTCGCGGTACGCCCGCACTGCCTCGACGGCAAGCGCGTCCTTGGCCTTGATGACGAACACGGGCATCTCGTCGGTGATCTTGTCAGCGGTCATGGTTGTTCTCCTCTTCGGTGAGGGCGGCGTACACGTGGCAACACAGCCCGGCCGGATTCGGCAGCACGTCCTCCCGGCCCAGATACTCGCCGAGCACCAAGTCGGCCACCCCGGCGCGCACGGCGGCTTGTTCGTCCACCCACTCGTCCCGGACGGGGTGGACGACGGCGGATACGGCGATCCAGTAGCGCTGCGGGATGCCGAGCGCCTTCCCAGCTTCCTCGCCTAGGTACACAACCGGGGTTTGGTTCGGGTCGCCGATGGCTTCCGGGTTGATGGGGATCACGACTCCTCCTCGGTGGGCTCGGCGGCGGGGCGGTAGACCGCGAGCGCGTTGGCCTGGACGATGGCGAACTCGACACCGGGCAGAACCTTCGTCAGCTGCGCCTTCCACACGTCCCAGTCGGCCATGCTCAGCGGCCGCGCCACCGCGATGACCAGGGTGTCGCCCGGGCGAACGATGGCGAGCGTTTCGAGCTCCAGCGTGGCGCGCAGGTCGGTCTTAGCCATGGTCACGGCTTCTCCTCTGGGTGCTGAGCGTGGGAACGAGCAATGGCGGCGGCGTCGGTCATGATCGCGGCGAGAGCGAGGCCAACGGATGGCGTCCAGGCGTCACGCCTGATCTGTTCCGCCTTCTCGTCGATACCCTCCGCGATCTCCTCGGCGACCTGTTGCCGGATCAGCGGGGAGACAGTGACGAGGATGTGATCGGCCCACGCCTCGGCGCGCTTGCGGTCGACGAACATGTTCAGCGCGTCGATCATGGCGCGCCGTACGTCTGGGGTTGGGTCGGTCATGCTGGCTGACTCCTCGGCCGGAATGGGACGACTTTGGCACTCGGTTTCGCTGATTCGCGTCGACAGATTGCGCATGAGGGTTTGCCGTCCTTGCGGAGTCGGGAGGCGAGTCCGTGTTCGCATCGATCAGGCATCGGAGGGGGATCAGGATCTTGTGGCGGCCCGGTCGCGCACGTATGGGTGACGGCCGTACGAAGGTCTTCATCGGAGTGGGAGGTAGTAGTGGTGGGTTGGTCTATGGGAGTTAATGCGCCGTGGGGTGGGGTGTACGACCGGCGTGGGGTGGGGTGTACGGCCCCCCGTTCGGGGTCTCCGGTGGGCTGTACGTCCTCCTCGTTGTCGGCCCGTACGGGTTCCCCCGCGCCCCGTACGGAGCCGTCCGTAGAACCCACCGCACGACCCGTACGACCACGCCGGTGATAGCCCTCGCGGACGCGCTGGATGGCTAGCGTCGCCTCGGCCGGGCTCGGCACGGCGACCGCTTCCAGGAGGTTCTCACCGAGGATCAGGCGGTATTCGTCGTGGCTACCGGGCTGGCCGCTGCGACGCTTGGCTAGTTCGATCAGGCCGACATTCAGCAGCACTGAAATGGCCTTTTGAACCGTCTTGTAGTCCACCTCGGCGGCGACAGCGATCGTCGCCACGCCGGGATAGACCCGCTCGCCGTTCCGAAAGTCGGCATAGGTCGCCATCATCAGCGCGATGTATTTCGTGGTCTTACCCAGCCGGGCACGCCGGACGACGTCCGTCCACTCTCGAACGGACACGGTCGGTGTACTCGACATGAGATGGTGATGCCCTTCTAGTCGTGTTCGCCGAGACGTCGCGCCTCGGCCTCAGCTACTGCTGGATCGGTCGGCGGCAGTCGGTGGATGTCGTGGTCTTTCGGCAGGGGGCATTCCCGGCAGCCTGGCCGGCCCGCCCAGTCGGCGGTGTCCGCGTCGGGCGCGAACACGTGGCGGGGCTTCGCGCGCATCACGAGGCTCTACTCTCGCTGTCGTCGGCCGTGCGGCCAAGCGAAGCGGTGGCGGAGGTCCTCGCCCGCGTGCGCCGAGGCGCTGCCCCGATTTGGGCGCGGATTCGCTGGACGACCGCGGAGCTGACCCCCAGTTCGTCGCCGATCTGCCGGTCGTTCAGCCCGGTACCGGCGAGCGCTGCTACCTTCCAGCCGTGGAGGTCGAACGCGGTCGGTCTGCGGCCGTCGATGACCTCGGCGGCGGCTTCGCAGTGCACTTGGTCTCCGTCGATCCACGCCTTCACGTCGCCGATGATTCGGATCCCACGCGCCTCTGCCTCGGCCGGGAACAGCAGCACCGCTTGGTTGATGACCTGAGAGACACGCAGGGAGTCGTTCTCGATCGGGAAGACCATCCGGTACGTGTAGGTCATCACGCCACCGCCAGCTCGGCCAGGCCGGTGTCGGCGGCATACACCGCTAGTGCGTACGCAGCCCACACATCAGCGCTGAATCCGTGGAACCAGCCGGGCTCCTTCGCGGTGCCCTTGCCGTAGTTGGACACCCCGGGCGCGAACCGGTCGACGAGGGCCTGCCGGATGTTGCTGTCCTTGGCTTTGGAGTCGTGGCAGTGGTGGAGCTTGACGGGTAGCCGCTTCACGAGGTGGATGTTCTCCAGGCCGATCTGCGGGGCGAGCAGCTGCACGAACCGGCCGATCCACACGCAGGTGTCGAACACCTCGGCACCGACTGCCATGCCGTAGGAGGCGACCATCTCGATCGCCACCTTCTCCGGACGCGCAATCTCCTGCCAGCCCAGGTCGAGGTGCGCGAGCATACGCTCGTTGCTGAACTTGCCGAACCGGCCCGGCCGCAGGGTGTCGTCGTCGATGTGGACGAAGGCGGACTCAGCGCAGCCGGGGTCGATCGCGAGATACCGGGTCATGACGCGGGCTCCGCCGTCGGCGGCCAGTCGTCATCCAGGGCCGGCTCCTCCGCCGGCTGGTCGGCCTTGAGCGTGTCGATGACCGCGCTGGCTTCCCGCTTGGTCAGCGTCTTGGTGGAGTCCACCTCGCGGCCGAGGATCGCCGCGATCGCGGCCAAGCCGCGGTCCCGGTCGGCCAGGCCGGCGTTGCGGAGGTTGGCGTGGAGGGCCTTCTGCTGGTCCGGGGTGATGAGGTCGACGGTCTCCACTTCGGCGGGCTCGTCCAACTCGGGTTCCGGTGCCGTCTCCACGGTCCGCGGTGCACGTTGCGCCGTGCGCCGTGCCGGCTTGACCTCCGGCGCGGTGTCGACGGTGAGCGTCACACTGGTCGCCGTGTCCCCGTCGATCAGTTCCTCGCTCGCGTACGGGATGCCGAGGATGGCGTCGGAGGCGATGAGCCGGGCGCATTCGGCGGTAGCGCGGGCGACGAGCATGGCCTGCGGCTGGTTCTTCCAGTTGGACTTATTCGTGAGGCCGAGCTTGGTGGCCCGCTCTATGGTCCAGGTGGACTGCTGCCAGTTCTGCTCGCCGCGTCTGCGGCCCTTCACGATGGCCCGGGTAGCGGTGGACTCCGTCAGCACGAGCTCGTGGCCGCGGGACTGCACGACGGCTCGCAGGGTGTTCGCGCGGGGTGCTGCGGTGCCTTGGATGATGTCGAAGGAACGGAGGGCGGCCATCGGGTCGAGGCCGATCTCGGCGCCGGCCAGGATGGCGGCGGTGGCCTCGTGCGGCTTGTTCCTGAACGCCTCCGGGACGAAGCTGGTCTGCACCAGCGAGGTGGCCATGGTGTGCGCGGCCTGCGCGGCCTCCGCCCACCGGGCGAGCCGGTCGAACGTGGCACTGCCGCCCATGGCCGGCTCGGCCACCATGAGGCCGCCGGCCTGCCGTACTGCTATCTCGTTCACGCGGTCACTTCCTGTCGTTGCAGTGCCTCGCCGAGCCAGCTGCGCAGGACACCGTTCTTGTCGTCGGCGCGACGGGCCACGTAGGCGATGTGGTTGAACAGCTTGAGGACGTCGTCGCCGACCTCGACCGGGTAGACGTCGTACCCGTCGGGGCGTAGCCACACGGCGTAGCCGGCGTCGATGACGGGCATCCCGATCTCTCGGCCGTCCTGCTCGTACACCTCGGCGTGGGCGTAGGCGGCGAGCTGGAGGCACACCTCGGGGAAGATGCCGGACGCGCCGGTCTTCCAGTCGATGACCGCGGTCCCGGCCGGACGCACCCCGCCGGGCGGTTGGACCTCGGCGACGAGGTCGACGGTGCCGGCGTACTTCCAGCGGCGGTTGGCGACCGGCCGCTCGACGAGGATCTCGGACACCTTCCATTCGTCGAGGAACGCGACACAGGACTCGACATAGCCGGCGATCTCCTCGGGCACGTCGACCTTGTCACCGCGGGTCAGCTTCTCGGCCAGGTCGTGAATCTCGGTGCCCTTAGCGGCGGCCTTGTCCCGGGCGGTCCAGGGCACCTCTTTGAGGGCGGCGACGATGGACGCGCGGCCCATGCCGGCCATGTTGCCGACCTGTTCGAGGTTGTCGGCGACGTACTCTGCGACGCTCTTGGCAGACCAGTAGACGAGTGCCGGCTTCGGTAGCCCCTTGGACAGCAGGGTGGTGACGCCGTCGTACTTCTCGCCATCCACGAAGTAGCTGTGGCCCTTGCCGTAGTTGCGTCGGGTGATGGTCACAGGTCCGCGCTCCGCTTCTCTGCCGCGATCTCGTCAAAGGTGGGTTCGTCGTCGACAACGACCGGCTTCCGCAGCCCGCGGAACGGCCGGACGGTTTGGGCGCCGTCGGCGCGTTCGATGAGGACGTTGCGTGGTCCGCCGCCGCGTCCCCATTGGATGACGACGGTGACGGGTTCGCCCCGTTCGAGGTAGGTGCGGCCCTCGATGCTCATCCGGCCACCACCGCGAACTCGCCGGTCTCATCCACCAGCGCGTGGACCAACTCGAAGGACGGCAGCGGCAGAACCGCGGTCTCCTCCCACCAACCCGGCTGCCACTCGGCCAGCAGGCGTTCGATGCGGCCGTCGAAGTGGTCGATGTCCTCGGCCACCATCAGCCGCAGGTCCAGGGCGTCGACGGCCCACTGGCGCTGCTCCACGTCGAGGATGTTCAGCTCCAGTTCTTCGGCGATGGAGGCGAGTTCCCGCTCGCTGTGGCGCAGCTGCTCCAGGTCGTCGCCGTACTCGCTGTCGGCTCCGCTCGCTTCCCGCTCGTCGGGTTCATCCGGCTGAGTCGGTGCGGGTCGGGTCATCAGGTACGGGGCGATGCGGTCCCACCAGACGCGGCCGGCAACCCCGAGGGCGATCGCGGGGACGATGAGGAACCAGAGCCAGCTAGACATCGCGCGCCTCCGTCGTGCAAGTGGTGCACAGGTTGTCCGGCTGCCAGGCGTTCGCCTCGGCCTTCAGCTCGGCGTAGATCTCATGCCGGGTCTTTATCTCGCCGTCGGCGTTCTTGTTCCACGGGTTGACGGTCTGCGTGAACGTGCGCGACCGGGTGAACCGACGGCCACAGTTGCGGCACTTCAGGGTCCGTCGACCCGACGGCCACCGAATCTCATCGAAGACGTAGGTGGTCATCGGACCTGCTCCTTCATCCAGTTCTCAACCTGGTCAGCGAACGTCCGCTCAGCCGGGGTGGACGGGTAGTCCCGCACCACCCGGACCGGGCGGTGCGTTGGAATCGTCAACGCGCAGGCTTCATCCATCCCGTCGGGGTGTTCGGCTACCCCACCTCTGCCGGTGAGGTCCGACAGCACCCAGTCAGCAGCCTTGTCAGCGGCCTTGATGGCCGTACCAAGGATCCAGCCGAGGACGATGCCGAGCCGGGTCATGAGGTCACCGCCCACAGAAGCCGCTGCACGTTCTCGGTTCCGCGCAGCTCGCGCGGACGGGATGGCCTGTCCCAGCCAGGGGTGGCGGGTCGGCTGGCGACCACGCGCCAGCCGGCGCCGCGCAAGCCGTCCCCGGACTCTCCGTCCTGGGTGTAGGTGATGAGCCGGTCGTAGCCCAGGGCGAAGGTGACACGACGTGCTGCGGCGTACAGGAAGCTGCATGCGTTGCGCGCGTCGTCAGCGACGCAGCAGCGCGTGACTTCGAGCGTTCTGCCGTCGTCGTAGTGCCGGGCGACAGGCCGGCCCACGACGGCAACGCCGACCAACTCATCGTCGCGAGCCGCGCCGATGCTGAATTTGTGGCCCCGGGGCGGCTTGTGATGCCGATGCCATTCGGCGATGAATTGGCAGGCTTGCTTGAAGCTCACGGCGACTACGCGCAGGGCCATCACGACGCATCCCCCTCGAACGCGCCGAACTCAGTGAGGATCACGTCAACCTGAACCGGGTCCAGCCCAACCGCCGAGGCTTCGATTCCGCCGATGCACACGGACAGAAGCTCATCGGAGGTCAGTTCCTGCCGGTCCCCGGCGACGGTGCGGCGCCAGACGTGCTGCTGGGTGCCGTTGCTGCCGAAGACGGTGTGTTCCCAGCCGGCGTGGTGGAGGCGGCGCAGCAGCGGGTACCAGGAGGTCATGACGCCTCCGTAACTTCGCCCTTGCGGCCGCATGCCATGCAGGAGAAGCCGGCCGGCGGCGTGTCCTGGCACCGGTTGCAGGATGGGCCGACGCTCGTCGCGAGGTAGTCCGCCGAGGTCTCAAGGACAGCAGCGAAGGCGTACAACTCGTCCACGGTCACGTCAGCGCGGCGTCCAGCCTCCAGATTCGCGAGGACCGCGCGAGGGATCGGAGTCCCCATCGCGGCGATGGGCTGGATTCGTTGCGGGCTCATTGCCACTTCACCGCCAGGGACTCACGCCACGTCTTCTCGGAGACGACGCGGACCCGGGCCGGCTTCGGGTCAGCCGTCGCCAACACCGCCCCGAAGATGGCCATGGCGATGTCCCGGTCCCACAGGTTCCCCGCCTTCTCGGTGCCGTCCTTGTTGGTGGTGACCACCCGGTACGTGTCGTAGATGCTCACGAGGCACCGTCCGGCGACGGCTCGACGATCACGGTGTGGCGGACGCGAATCCCTGAGAACGCCCGGGTGTCACTGTTGTGCTCGTCCACCAACTGGGCATCGTCCGGGATTCCGGCCTCGTCGAGCGCTCGAACGAAGTCGCGGAGTGCCCAGACCGTCATGGTGCCGTTGGTCCGTTGACTCGATACGGTGACCGAGTAGGCGGTGTCGGACTTGCGGACCTTAGCCATTACCACCGACCCCCCAACCGCTCCCCATCGCACAGCCCCCCGGTGATCGGGAACCGCGTGTCGTGCGACCCCCGCAGGTCCGCTTCGGTGTCAGGGAACACCTGAACGCCCCACAGCCAGACCACGTACGGGTAGCCGGGGATCGACGAGTGCTTCGGCTGGTGGTCGGTGTCGACGTCCTGCCCCTCCAACGGGCCGTCGGCCCAGACGAGGGCCCGGCAGCCGGGGTGGAGGCGGTCGTCGCAGACCCGGATGGGGCGTTGGCCGGTGAAGGCGTGGCGGGCGGTCATGACTCGTCGCCGCCCTCGATCGCCAGGAACTCCTCGTCCGTCGGCAGCGCGGATAGCGGCCACGAGCCGACCAGTGCGCAGGGGTAGTAGCCGTCCCGCCCCTGCTGCTCGGCGAACCGCCCCTTGGTGTGCGGGGTCTTCTGGAAACCCTCGTACGCCTCGAAGGTCTCGGCGTCGAAGTCGACGATGTAGCCCCACTCCGCGAACAGGGAGTCCGCCGGGAAGGTGCTGCCGTCGAGGACCGCGCCAGCATCGAGCATGGCGGCCGGCTTACCCTGCGTCCCCCGCAGCAACTGGTACCAGTCGGGACGCTCCTTCTGGCCGCCCACGCTGGTGTTCAGGTAGCCGCCGAGCTTCTCGATGTCCTCGTCGGTCGGCGGGGTGCTGTCGTCGACAACCCGGAGCGCAGCGGCCAGCCGGCGGGCTCCGCCGAGGTGCGCCTTGCGCAGCCAGCCCAGCACCTCGATGCCGAGTCCGCTCGGGTAGGAGTCGAAGTGGTTGTACGCGATCTTCTCGGTGCCGTCGATGACGAACCCGACGAATCCTCTGGTCCCCATGCGATACTCCTTCTTGTCGGAGCGCCCGTGGTCCTGTCAGATCAAGTCGGGCGCTCTTGGCTTTCCTGGGCTTGGTGGCCGGGCCGCTCCGGGTGGGGTTGGAACGGCCCGGCCGGTGTCACCCGGTACCGACGGCGGAAACCGCGTGTCGACCCGGGGAGCTCACTCGGCTTCCTCACGCCACCAGGACGAGAGCTTCTTCGGTCCACCGCGGCCGCGGTTGTAGATGTCGACGGCGGCAGCGGCGATGCAGTGCGCGCGGGGATTACCGGTCTTCTGTCGCAGCGTCATGGCGGAGTTGAGGAGCCCGTTGACGCCGCCATGAGCGTTGCCGAGTTTCTCAATCGCCCACTTCTCGTCGAGCGTCCCGTTGTACCTGGAGCACCACAGGCCGATGCCCTCGATGACGGCCGACTCAAGGCCGGCATCGCCGTAGGCGTCGCGGATCAATCGCAGCGTCCGGGCCAAGGTGCCGGGCCCGAGTGTGTAGACCTTCCGCAGGGCGCCGACCGCGCGGATTGCTCCACCGCCGTGCTCTCGCGACACCCGCAGGTTCACGGCACGCACGATGCGGTCGATGTCGGTCTCTTCAAGCCGGCCCGCCCGCACACCGACGCGGAACTTCTCGAAGGTGGCAACGGTGAGAACGTCGTTCAGCTTGAGGAAGACCTCGGCCTCTTCCTCCTCGGTGAGGCCCTCGTACGCCCAGCACTGCATCGCCTGGTCTTCCCAGTTGCCGTCGCCGCACCATTTCTTGTAAGCCTCAACGCGGTGCTGGCCGTCCACGATGTAGAACAGGTCGCTGCGCATGTTCACGGTCGGGTTGCCGAGCTGCTCCAGTTCCATCTCTGCAGCAATCTTGTCGACGCGGGCCGCGTTCAGATCCCGCTGCGCGACAGGGTTCACGCGCATGTCCTTCAGCGGAACCCAGCGCAGCCGCGCTTCCCGTTCCACCTTCTTGCCGGTAGGCTTGACCGTCACTGGGCCATCTCCTTCAGTCGTCTGTTAAGCCGGTTGAGCACCCGGATTGCTTCGCTGAGGGAGTCGGTCCAGTTCTGAATTTCGGCCCGGTCGAGGTCGTCATAGTTGATGAGCCGGACGGCCATCTCCAGGCCGTCGAACATGGCGACCGTCTCCCGCACGATGCGGTTCGAATCGATCTTCTTGCGGGTCCCGCGCCCCATTGCCTCGTCGGCGGGGAGCCTGATGCCGTTCTCCCTGGCTATCTCGCGGACCCGAATGTCCCGAACGCCAATGCGGTCGGCGATCTGGTAGGAACTCATGCCCTCGTCCGCGAGTTCCCGGATCAACGCCGAGCGTCGCTCTGTGGCCACCTGTCGGTTGTCGTGCGGCGCAGGAACCCAGTTCGGATCTTGTACGGCCGGCTTGGGTTCGGGCTCGGGATCGGCTAGCGCGTTCGCCTTCACCTCCTGCGCGTCGCGCTTGGCGCGCAGGGCCTGACGCAGCTTCCGCGTGGGCTTGATGATGCCGGCGCCAGCGTCCATCGCGGCGAGCGTCGATTGCGCGAGTACTCGCTCCTCAGCCGGGGCTTCCTCGTCATTCGCAAGGTCAGAGACGAAACGCAGGTCTTCATAGGTGCGGCCATGCATGCCGAGGGCTTCGCCGACTAGGTCACGAACCTTGCCCGAGGCCGGCTCATCAGACCCTGTGGGTACGTACCCACAGGGTCTGCCTGCGAGCATTCGCGCCGCTGCGGCCGGGCGTTCGATCTCCTCCAATGCCTTGCCGAGTGACGCCTTTTCCGAGGGCAGCATCTCCTTGCGCTCGGTGTTCTCGTCGCGCTCCGCGCGCAGTAGGCGCGCGGCGTCGTCGAGCCTGTCGACGAAGCGGACCGGAATCTCGGCCCAGCCCAACCGCCGGCATGCCTCAAGCCGTCGCTGGCCCGCGACGAGCCGCCCATCACGGGTCAGCGTGACCGGGTTCAGTAGGTCGACGTCGGCGATCGAGTCCATGAGTCCGGCCAGGTCGCCGAGATCCTTGCGGTGCCGGCCCACGACCTGGATCCACTCGATGCTCACGAAGGCGTCGATTGCGGTGGGCGTGATGGTCGGGGCGGTCACCGCGCACCTCCGACGTTGGGCCCGACCGGTCGCTCGATCCGCGTCCCCAACGGATCGACACGGGGGGTGTGCCACACGGCGGTGCCAGCCGTGGAGCGGACCGGTCGGGAGATCATGAGAACGCCGCCTCACGCCACTGCCTCGTCGGCAACGCGGCCAGCAGGATCACCGGGGCGAAGTAGCGCACGGTGAGGAGCAAGATGCCGACGACGATCAGGGCGACGGCTAGGCGGATGTCCTGGCGGGCCGAGCCGGCCCGGTTGGCCGAGGTGGCGGCTGCGGCCGGGGCGTCGCTGGCCGAGGGGTGGACGGCGGCGGATTGCCGGGCGGCCGCGTCCCGGCGGTCACGCATTGCTCCGCCTCTTGAGCAGGTCCTCGACGGATCGTGCGTAGACGCGTGTCCGCGACCGTTTGCCCGCGCCAACGTCGGTCGTCTTCAGCTCCCCCTTGTGGATGAGCGGGTATACCGCTGGTCGGCTGATGCGAAGAGCCGCCGCTACCTCGGGGATCGTCATGACCGCGTCCATCACGCCGCTACCTCGGTGACCTCGAAGAGGTCGTCGAACTCGAACGGAGTCCCGCTGCGGGCAAGCGACGCCTCGTTGGCGCGCAGGACGGTGAGGATCTTCGCCACGGTCTTGTCGCCGACTGGTCCCCCGTTGCGCAGGTTGTGGATCGTCTTGTTGTCCAGGTTGAACAGGTCCGCGCGAGCCACATCGGTCTCGCAGCCGAGCACCTGCGACGCGGCGAGGAACCTGTCCCATCGGAGTGAGATCCGGGGTTGCGTTCCCGACTGAAGCGGGGAGTGGATTCCGTGGAGCACGTTCCCGAGTCTAGACCGGAACACATTCCCGTGTATCGGCCGAACGGATGACGTTCCCGGGAACGCGTTCCCGCTACCCTTGAGGCATGTCAATGGCTGTCGCCCGCGCCGGACGGCGGGCACGAGTACACGGTGACCCGCGATCGCGCGTACTCGTCACGATCCGGGAGCATCGGCCCTCCCGATCGGGAACGCGATCCCTATATGATCAGGCCGTGCCAGCGGACCGCCCGATCGACCGCGCGGCTTGGGCGGAGCTCATCAACGAGCTGATCCGTACCGAGACCGCCGGCAGGAAGGCGACCTTCGCCCGCCTGGTCGGCGTCGACCCCAAGACCATCTCCCACTGGCTCGCCGGAACCGTCGATGTCGCCGAGGCCAGCGTGCGCCGCGTCGCTGACGCCCTCGGGCGCACGCCCGCCGACATGCTTATCCGGGTCGGCTACTACCGCGCGGACGAGTTCTCCAGTACCCGCGACGAGGAACCGGCGGAGCGGGACGAAGAGGTCGAGGAGATCATGCGGTCGAACCTGCCGATCGCCATCAAGCGCGACCTCCTCCAGGTCCTCGCGGAGGAGCGAAAGCGGGACAAGGAGCGACGGCAGGAGAACATGCGCCGGTTGATCCAGGCGCAGCGTCGGCGGACCGGCTGATGGCCTGGATCCGCCAGCTCGACTCCGGGCTGTGGGCGGCCACCGTCTACACCCCGGCCGGGAGGATCACCGAGTCGTTCCGGCTGAAGGGCTCAGCCGAGAACTGGGCCGCCAACCTCAAGGCCGACATCGACCGCGGGGAGTTCATCGACCCCCGCAAGGCGATGACCACAGTGGACGAGATCTGGACGAAGCACAGCGGCGCCCGCAGGTTGGAGCGCGCCAGCCGCAAGCGCGACGAGTCGATCTACAAGAACCACGTCGCGCCACGCTGGGGCAAGCTCCCGGTCGGGGCCATCCTGAAACCCGATGTGCAGGCGTGGGTCAACAAGATGGAGGAGGACGGTGTCGGCGGCTGGGTCATCATCGCCGCGCTGAACGTCCTCAAGGCCGCACTGGAGCTCGCCGTCGACGGCGCCTACCTCCGCCACAACGCCGCCCGACGTGTCCAACCGCCGATCCCGCCGCAGCACGTCGATCGGGTCCTCACACCCGACGAGCAGGATCTCCTCCTGGCCCGGTTCGACGAGCTGTTCCCGGGCCGGCGGGACGCGCGGCTGTTCGTCGAGGGATTGTTGGAGACCGGCGGCAGGTGGGAGGAGGTCGCCGCGGTGAAGCGGGAGGCGGTGAACCTCCGCCACCTGCTCGTCGACCTCGGTCCGGTGTTGGAGCGGGACGGCACGATCCGCGACTACCCGAAGGGGGCGCGGTCGAGGCACGCCGCCGGCTTCCGGTCGGCGCCGATCAGCCAGGACTACGCGAACCGGCTGCGGCCGATCGTGCTCGCCACTCCCCCGGGTGGCCTCATCTTCACCGCACCGCAGGGCGGGCCGCTGGACTACTCGCGGTGGCACGACCGGGTGTGGTCGAAGGGCCTGCGCGCGGAGTACATAGGTCCGCCGCCGCAGCGCCGGCCCGGCCAGCGGGGGCCGCTCAAAACCCCCGTCGGACCGCTGCTCCTGGACGACCCGCAGCCCACGCCGCACGACCTGCGGCACACCGTCGGCACGGAACTGGCCGAGGGTGGGGTGCCGGAGCACGACCGGATGGAGCTGATGGGGCACAAGGACGCGCGGTCGGCGAGGCGCTACGTCCACTCGTCGGACGAGCGGTTCGAGCGCGCCCGGCAGGCCCGCGCGAGGAAGTCCAGCGGATCATGATGAGTTGCCTGTGAGTTAGGATCATGGAACACGACTGACATGCCTGACATTGCTGACACAGATTCGCGCAGGTCAGGCAGGGTGCGAATCCCCCGCCGCAGGTCCCGGGCTCGCCCTCAATTCCCTGACACGGAAGAGGTCACTGGTTCAATCCCAGTATCGCCCACCAGCACAAACACCCACTTGAAGATCGTCACCACAGAGATCATGAGTTGCCTGTGAGTCACGGCCCCGAGGTCCAGGGGGCCGGACTCCACAGTGGACGATCAGCGATCCTCACCCATCCGGCGCCGCAGGCCGAGACGGTAAGCCTCCTTGGTCATGGACCGGACGGTTGGGTCATCCTCAGCCGGCAGGAGGCTCTGGCTCTCCAGTAGAGTGCGTTGCCGCTTCGTGATGAGTTCGAGCTGCTCCTTCAATTCGCCGTGCCGCCGCGTGTTGGCCCGGTTGAGCAGGTACACCGCCACCAGGAAGGTCGCGGCCATGACAGCGACGCCGGCCATGGTGAGCACCACCCGGCCACGATCCACCGGGAACCGCTCAGGGTCGAAGATGAGCAGCAGCGACAAGCCCGCGGCGGTGAACACCACGCACAGGACGGTCAGGAGCGGGGCGTCGACCTCGCGGGGGCGAGAGTCGTAGTGCTGGGCTTCGAGCCGGCGGATCTCGTCGGCGTCATAGATGATGGACACGGGTTGGTGGCCTCCTCGGTCGCCTCGATGCGTCCAGGCCGCTCGCGTGCTCCCCCCGCGATAGGTCTGCTGAGATCACTGACCGTACGTCCGGGTTCAGCCCAGCGCGATCACCCGTTCGGCTCAAGCCCGATACTTTCGCACTAGCTGACCTGGGTCCGATCATCGACCTTGCCGTCGAGGCAACACCCACCACGTGGTCTCATGGAGACCCCCGGTCGGCCAGGTAGGGGAGCTACCTATGTCGACCGGGGGCCGCTGTCTCCCGGGGTCTGCAACGGGACGCGCGTCGTCGGAACGTCAGACGCTTACCCCCTATAGCGGGGATCGGGGCAGCAGTGTTACAGCGATCTAGTGGACGTAGCCCAACTGGACACATGCGGTCCGGAACTCCATCAAGGGACCCAGCGCGCGAAGGTCCCGCTCCCCCGGTGTGAGGACTCCCGCGATCTGCTGCGTGTTGACGTGGGTCCACGTGTCAGCGAGAGCGTCGCCACGGACGACCAGCTCGGTGTGGGTTGAGTGGATCGAGTGGGTGTGGATCGTATCCACAATGACCGCGTCGACGAAGCCCGGCCGGGACTGGTTCCAGTTGTCGGCGATCTCGCACGCCTTCTTGCCCTCGGCGTCGGATTTCGTCGCGGGCTGGTGATGGAACGCGGCGAATAGGAGGCCGCCGCCGGCGGCGACCACGAGGGCCGCAGCGGCGACCGCGAGGAGCATCCCGGCTCGGCGGCGCGGCCCGGGTTGGCTGACCGGGTATTCGGTGTCGGCTGACGCGATCCAGGGATCGTGGCGGGGGTTGTCGGTCATGCCGGGCACGGTAACCCGACGTGTCGAGCCGGTGACCTCGGTTGATCGGTCAGCGCTTTGTCACGAATCTGCCCTCGCCTTGCCGACCCTCGATAAGGCCCTCGGCGGTGAGCCACATCAGGGCAGTGCGGAGCGTGCCATAGCTGACCTCGTACTCAGCCATGAGCTGTTCGGTCGTCGGCAGTTGCTCGCCCGGCTTTATTTGGCCGGTGCGGATCTTCTCGCGGATGGCGTTCGCCACCCGCTCGTACTTGGGTGCAGGCACGGCGGTCTCCCTGGGTCGCACCGCAAGTAGATCACCCATGGCGCCTCCTGATCAACCAAGTCGTCACAGTCTACCTGTCGACAGTGTCGACAGTGTCGACTACCCTCGGCAAGAGTCTTCCCTGGGTCGCAACCGGGAAGACGAGGAAAGCGCGGCGGCCGGCCGGGTCTGCATCGGGCCGGCCGCCGCCCCCGGGGCGGAGGACTCCATGCGCTGGCTCACCCGGCTCTTGCACCGGCGACCCCGTCACGCCCGGGACCTGGAGCACACCGCCCCCAACGGGGACCGGGTGCGCCTGGGGATCCCGCGGGAGATGCTGATGCGGCGGGAGTGGCGATGAGCTACAACAGCGGACCGTGCGACGAGGACTGGGATCCGCAGGAGCGTGATGTCGTAGTCCCGAGCGACGATGAGCGGATGCCTCGGCGGGAACGGTGGCAGCCGAACCAGCGTGGGGAGCTGTATCCGGTGCGGGATTGGCCGGAGTTGGACGCTGAGTGACGGAATCCGCCGCTTCTCTCGTTGCGGTTTGTCCGTTCGTGGTGTCGTGTGGCTGACAGGTGTCCGGTTCGGGTAGATGTGGATATCCACCGTCTGGTCGAATCTCCACGCTGATCGAGAGCGGTTCGGACATAGCGGAACGTCCGATGTGGACAGTCTAAGGTGGACAGTTCTACGCGCCGTGATCCTGCCCGGATTTGTCCCAATCCTTGCGGACGTCATCCGGGGTCGGCATCGGCTCCCCGGTGACGAACCGGCGCAGCACCGAGGAGATGACCCGCGCCCGCCAGCCGGCGCCCATCGTATCGTCGACCTGTTTGAGCAGGTCAGACGGCTGCGGTCGATAGATGTAGCCGGGTGTGAGGTGCCGGTCTTTCGCCATGCGAGCAGACTAGCGCGTGGATATCCATCCGTGCTAGCGTGAGTGGATATCCACACAGGAGGTAGAGATGCCCACCAACACCGAGACCCTGATCGCCAGCCTCACCGCAGTCGGCGAGAGCGGTGGCTGGTACGCCGACAGCGCGGACAGCCGGTACGTGGACTGGAGCAGCCGAACCAGCGAGGGCGAGTACGTGATGGAGGTCGGCGTCACCGACGGCGACATTGAGACCGTGCGGTTCGAGATGACCCGCGACGAGTTGGTGGCCCTGCACGCCGCGCTGACCCTGACCCTGCTCGCGAACCAGGAGGCGTGAGATGACCGCACTGACCAAGCAGGCTCGCGAGACCATCAAGAACTACTGGATCGACCTCGGCGACAAGGGCATCCGGCACCTGACGATCGCCGGCTACGTCCGGTACCAGGGCTACGACAGCGTGGCCGCGTGGGGTGGAGACGTCTGCGGCTGCCCGGACGATCGGTGCGCGAACGGCTTCCACCACTCCGGCGTGGACGACTGCGGCTGCCTGCCGGTGCTGCTCGATCAGTACGCCGATGGACTGCGGCGCGGCTTCACGTCGTTCCTTGACGAGCTCGGTGCCCGCTGACTTCCCCCCGGTCCCGGTCCGTCTTCCCCCTCGGCCCGGGACACAACCTTAGAAGGAGCAACGATGGACCGGCAGCCCGGTTGGATCGTTCCCCAAGCCGAGAAGGCGCTGCGGGACTTCGGTGCCAGAACCAAGGCGGACGCCCGACGCCTCCTGCCGTCATGGGTGCACTACCCCGAGATGCGGGAGCAGGACATCCGCAACCTGCTGAAGCTGTTCGACGAAGAGGGAGGGGGACTGTGAGCAGCCGTGAAGCCCTCGCGCGGATGCTGTGGGCTGAGATCGCCAGCAGCGACCAGCGGCAATGTGACGTCGCCGAATCGGTAGGCGTCACCGAGAAGCACCTGAGCCAGATCATCAACGGCCATTCCGGCGTCTCGCTCGATCTCGCGGACCGGCTCCTCCGAGCGCCGCAGCGAAGGTGCGCGCAGAGGCTGCCAGGTTCGGCATCACGCTGTAGCGACGCCAAAGAGCGGCCCGCCCCCCGAAGGGACGGGCCGCGTCTTCGTCTCGGTTGTTCCGTAGGTTGTCCGCCTACGGTCGGGGTCTACTTCCCCACGTACTGACCGGTGACACCGGCCGGTGCCTTGCGGGTGGAACTGGCCGGCGCGACGGTCACGCCGAGCGCGGCGAACACCGCCAGCCCGACGGTGATCCAGCCGGACGCGGTGATGGGGCCGCTGATGAGCGGTACGAGCGCGGTCTCGCCGGCGATGAACACGCCGACCACGGTCTTCTCCCAGCCGCGCGACGGGTCCAGCGGCACCACGTACGTCAGGACGGCGCCGGTGCCGACGATGACGATCGCCAGAATCTCGCTGCGGTCGATGCCGCCGGAGGCCGCGGACTGTGCCGCGACCGCTACTGCCGCGATCACGTACATGATCGCCTTGCCGTACTTCGACCACATAGGTCAGCCTCCGAGAGACTTGATGAACTTCTCGATCTCCCCGGCGAGGTGCCGGAGGAACTTGACCAGCGCATCCGTCGGCGATGGCGGGGCTGGCGGTACCGGTACGGGCGCCGGCTGGGTCAGCGGGGTGAAGATGGTGACGTCCCCCTGCTGCGCGAGCAGGTCCCCGAAGTCGGTGAAGGACAGGTAGAACCGGCCGTTCAGGCCCCAGCCCTCACCCCAGGAGTTCGTGAACCAGACCCGCTGCCGTTCGGCGTCGATCTCGTCGGCGCAGATCTCGTGCCCGCCCGCGACGGACCCGGTGGGGTGGACGCGGCCGTCGGCGTCCGGGTTGAACATGTCGTTCGTCCACGGGATACCGACGATCGCCGGAGTGACCCCGAGGGCCTTGAGCGCGTCGTCCCGGCTGAAGGTGTGCTGGTAGCCGGAGATCTGCCCGTGCGCCTTGAGCACCTTGGCGATGGTCAACCCGTCAGATCCGGTGTCCGTGGGGGGCCACTGCCCCGGGTAGTCGTCGGCCGCGGTGGCGTCGGAGTAGAGCTGGACCGCGCCTTCTTCGGTGAATGGGTACGCGCCCTGGCCGACGAGCAGCGGTTGCAGGCGGGACGGCACCGTCGCGTAGAACGGGTCCGTTCCCAGGCACCCGATCCCCGCGTTTCCCGTGCAGGAGCCGAGCTGCCCCTGGTCGAGGACTGGGATTCGGCGGGTGTGCTTTGCTGAGACGATCGAGAGGCCGGAGGTGTCGAAGGCGTACGCGCGGGACCGGTCGTCGTGGCGGACGTGCCGGTTCAGGCGGGGGTCGGTCGACGGGATGCGCCGGATGGTGACGGTCACGGCCGGCGTACCCACGGGATGCCGATGCCCAGGAGCAGGTGGGCGGCGACGAACACGAGCCCGAGGATGACCAGGTCGATGCTGCCGAGGTGGACGCCGAACAGGGCGAGAATGAAGCAGATAAGGGCGAGCAGCGCGAACACTTCCCGACTCCCTTCGAACAGATGTACGATCCGTGGATGGCTGAGGTCGGCGAGTGGGAGCCATGGTTCAATCCGCGCACGAAGCGTCAGGAGTACCGGCTGGTGCTGCCGAAGCACTGCCGTAACGGCCATGCCCTGATACCGGGTGTCATCCACCTGACCCACCGGGGATGCCTCTGTCGCGGGCCCATCGGTCACACCGTCGTCATGTGCCTGACATGCGGGGATGAGCAGCAGCTACCGACCTGTCTACGGGCAGCCGAACCCGACCCGTAGGTTGTGCATGTCCGCCGCAATCTGCCGGCCCGTCGGCGACGTCGGCGGGTTCTGCCGGTAGGCGTCGTCGAGGTTGGAAAGCAGCGCGCACCAACGCCGGTCATCATCGCGGTGGACCCGCGCCACGTACGCGATCGTCAACCCCAGCGCCAGGCCGAACGATACGATCACCATCAGGACCGACGCCCAAGCCCGGATCGCCCCGGTCGGCGTGAAGATGCGCAACGGCTTCACGACTTGATCACCGCCAGTGCTATGACCCAGGCGACTGCGACGAAGAGGGAGATGGCGATGGCCCAACGGCTGTAGGCGTGGGCGCTGTGTCCGGCGGGTTGCGCATGCGCCACACCGAGTTGAGCGCCGCCGGACCGAGCAGCAGCCCGATCGACACCCACACGCGGACCATGTTCGGGCTGCCGATGAGGAACAGCTCGTGAACCATCCCGGCCGACCCGAGGACGAGCATCACCAGGTCGCGCAGCAGCGGAACTGTAACCCTCACGCACGCCTACGCCTCAGGACTGGAGCCGCTGGGCGGCGTCGTCGTTCACGGCCGCCGCGATCTCAGCAGCGGTCGGGGGCGCCGGCAGCAGCGCGGCGACCTTCGCGGCGAGCGCGTCCAGCTCCGCATCTGTCAGGTTGACCGGGCCGGTTTCGATCGGGCCGTGTGTCTCGGCCTTCCAGCCGGTGAGGATGATGCCCGGTGTGCCGTTCCATGCCTGCCACACGCCCGGCTGGGTGCCGTTGTCGCGGCCCAGGTTCCGCGCTCCGAACAGGTGCTGGTTGACGAGATCCTGCACCGCGGCGGGGGTGCCGACGTAGTGACTCTTGAAGTCGTCGGTGCACAGGAACACCTGGCCGTGTGTTGGCGAGTTCGGGTCGGTGTCGGTGGCGAGGAACATGGGCATCTCCAAGGTGATCGATTCGGCTTCGACCCGCGGAAGTCCGATCAATTGCGCGTACTCGTCGACCGTTCCACGGAACGCGTTCATGTCGATCGGCGTCGAGGTGTACTGCCACTGCACCGGCGCCGGGGCACCGGAGTAGTACGGGGCCCAGCCGGGTCCGCTCTCGGTGTACCCGGCATTCGGGTAGTTCGACGAGACGAGGTGTAGCCCAGCCGCGGTCAACTCGCCCAACCGGTGCGGCGCGCCCATCGGGCCGGCCCAGTACCAGAACGGCAGGTACACCAGGGAGGCGATGCCGCCCAGCGCGCGGTAGGCGGCGGTGAACCCGAGCAGGTCGTCGACGGTCAGCGGCCCTGCGTAGCCGGTGTTCCCCGCCACATCCTCGGCGTCGATCATTACCGGAACGTCGGGGCCGACGTGCTGGAGACACCACTTCGCCTGCCTCTGCAGGTTCCCGTGGTTCAGCCAGTGGTAGGCGGCAAACACGGTCCCCACCACCTCGGCCTTCTGCTTGAACGTGGCGTAGGTCGGGTCGGCCACCCGGTCCGACAGGGTCGCGCGGGCGATCAGCACCGGGTACTTGGCAGGGTCAACGTTCGGGGTGTACTGCGACACGTCGGGGTAGAAGATCGTCATCAGGCCACCTGCTGAAGCCGCATGTACGACCCCGCCTTCACCGTGGACGCTGAGGCGTTGCTGGAGTTCTGCGCCCACTGCAGCTGAAACGTGCCCGCGTTCGCACCAACGACCAGATCACCCTTGATGTGGACACCGAAGATGGTGGTGGTCAGGCCAATCGCGGTAGTGGCGGTCGGCGAGCCGGTGTCGAGGGACTTCCCGGCCCACTCTGCCTCGAAGTCCGTCGCCACGGCCGGCGGCCAGTTGACGTGCGGTGCGGCCTGCGCGTAGCTGGCGCTCGACCCAGACGGTTGGGTGAATGCGTACTTCATGTCGCCGGCCGCGCTGCCGCCCGCGTTGATGGCCAGCAGGAGAAGGTCGAATACGTACGACGCGTTCGCGGCGACGGGCACGAACAGGTCACTGTCATTTTGCAGGGTCGTGTTGCTGGAGATCGACTGGTCGTTGGCCTTACGTACGAACAGCGGGAGCGCGAACCGGATCGCCGCAATCCACGCGTTAATCGTCGTGCTGGGCAGGGTGCCGCCGTTGAAGTCCGCTAGAACGGGAACGCCCACGTCACCCTCCTAGAACGGGACCACGTCGAGGAACTGCGCCGGATAAGACGTGTCGGCTTTGAGCCATGGGCCGACCTGGCCGGCGGCTTGCCCCACCAGCGGTGAGCAGGTGAACGTGACGATCCGCTCGTCAATCCCGATGCTGTGGGCGATACCGTCCACGAACACCGACCGACACTCCGCCGGCCACGTCGACGGGGTGTTCGCGAGGGCGACCCGGGTGCCTTCGGTGATGGACAGGATCCGCCAGCATTCCGCCGGGGTGCGGGGTAGCAGGTCGAACGTGAGCACCGGCGGCCGTTGCAGAAACACGTTCTCGTAGGTGGTGACGAAGGTGGTCAGCGCGGCCGCGTCCGCGTCGAGCGCCGTGTCCAGTTCCACCCCTCCGGGGTCGAACGTCCCGTATTCGGCGATGGAGGCCGCGTTCGTCACGCTGGCCGATATTCCGCCGGTGCGGGTAGCGGTCAGCGAGTTCGACGGCGGAACGGGTCGCCAGGCTAGGGGTTGGCTGATCCAGGTGTAGTCCAGCGTGACGGACGCCGGGAAGATCGACGACGCGAAGACGTAGTCGTTGAGAAGTGCCGCGAGGGGCGAGTCGATGACGTCTGGCCGGGCGATCAGGTCGTCGACGTCGTACAGCGCCGCGTCGAAGTCGGGCAGCGCCTTGCCTGGGGACGGCATCAGCCCTGCGACCAGGACAGTGAACCGGCCACCGCGCCCAGGGCGGTACCGGTCGGCCAGTACACCAACTGCAGGGTGCTGTTGTCCCACACCGACGGCAGGCCCAGCGCCTGAAATCCGGCGGTGTTCCCGGTCGCGGTGAGCGGGGTAGCGATCTCGGCGACGAGCCGGAACGCGACGACATGGATCGCGCCGGACACGTAGGACGTGCCGAGGGTGACAGTCTGCACGGACCGAACCCCGTCGTCGCCGGCGGCCAGCGCGAACGGCTGCCACGTCCCCGCCACCGCGGTCGCGGGGAACGAGGACAGGGTCGCGGTCTTCGAGCCGGTGCCGAGGCTGTTGGTGTAGGTCACGGTGGTGTTCGTGATCGGTGAACCGTTGCCGGTCGCGGACGAACACTCCAGCGCCAGGTACACCTTGGACCCGTTCGTGGACGCGGACGAGTCCCGCGCCGGCCATGTCGGGGAGGTGACTGCCTGCCCGGTGGTGGTGGTGACCACGGGTACGTTTCCCCATAGCCGGTCGATCAGCCAGATGTGGCCGATGTTCCCGGACTGCACCATCGACCAGCGGGCGAGTTTGATGAATGCCGATGTCACCGGGCTGGGGGTCGGGATCGACCCGCTGATGGTGCCGGAGAACGTCGCACCGTTCAGGCCACCGGTCGGGGCGCTCCCAGCGCCGATGATCCCGGTCTGGTACCAGGGGGTGTGCGGCTGCCCGGCGGCCTTCGCGGTACCGGCATCCTTCGCCACGACCTGCGGGATACCGATGTTATTCGCGACGATGTCGTCGATCTTCGTGAAGCTCACGAGTTGTACCTCCGGGTCCGCGGGTCGAACACGAGCAGCCCCTGCCCGTTGGTACGCAACCGGCCCTGCTCGGTGGTTTCCGCCTCACGCATCGCCGTCAGCGGGGTCTTCCCGGCGAAGGTCGGCTGCTGCATGGTCGCGATACCCGGGTCGATGAAGCCCAGGTCCGTTGCGGGAACACCGGCATACTTCGCCAAGGTCACAATCCGCTGACCGGTGGTTTGACCGGCGAGACCAGACCGCCCCATCGCGTACTGCGCCAGGTGCATCGCACGGGTGATCGCCGTGGCGCCGCTGTAGATCTGGAGGTGAGCGATCGACCCGTAGGTCTCCTCACCGACCGTCAGCGTGTCGAACGTCATCGACGCAGGGGGGCTTCCCGACATTGTTCCCGACGCGGTCAGGCCCGGCCCGACCCAGAGTTCCACCAGCCCGGACGGCAGTGTCACCCGCATAGTCACAAGGGTCCAGGAGCCGCGGGGAACCGTGGGGCCGGGCGTGAGGGTGGCGATCGACGCGCTGGCCTGCGACTGCGCGGTGATGGAGTTGAACGGTCGGTCTTGCAGGACGAAGTTCGTCGAGCTTGGGCCGGACAGCCAGAACACAAAGTCGTCAGGTTGGTTCAGGTTCGCGATGTCATCGAACAGCACCCACGCGCTGACGCCGAGGGTCTGGCTGGTTGTCAGGGCATACGAAGTGGTGATGAGCGGGAAGGCGACAACGCCAGCCGGGCCCATGACCGGCACGATCTTCTCAACGGTCAGATCGTCGCCGGGTGGGCCCGACCGGTTCCGGTAACTGACCATCGTCGTGTCCGGCCCCGACACCGACCCGACGATCGAGTCCGTCAAGACCGGCAGCACCGTCGAACCCACAACGGGGCGGAACGGCGCCACGGGATCGCTCATCGTCCAGTACCCGACCAGGTCGGTACCGGCGTTGTACAGGATGTGCTCACCGAGCACCGACACCATCGGTCGGCCCGTGCCGGCACGGCCGAGACGGTCGATTGCGCTCACGGTCATGTACTGGTCGACACCTCGCTCGGCCCAGTCACTGGTTTCCGGCGGCTGGATGAACCCCGTGAACAGGTCGAACCGCTTCCCGGCGATCGTCTCGTAGCACCGGATCCGCCGGCCGGGCTTCCAGTTCGGCGACAACGGGCTCGACGTGTTCCCGAAGGTAAACCGGTGGTCGGAGTTATCGAGGCTCACGGTCATCCGGTTGCCGTTGTCCGACGCCCCGGTGGAGCTCGTGATCCCGGGGATGCTGATCGGCGGACCCCCGCCGGGGGCAAGCGCGTAGCTGGTGATGTCCTGCCACGTCGGGTTGGTGACCGACAGCGGATCCGCTGACCATTCGAGGTGGTAGTTCTCCCACGCGCTCACCGGGCGGCGCCCACCGGCAGCAATTCGTCGACGGTGCGGAACCCGGACCGGCGGCCATGATCCACCAGGATCGAGCGGATCTTCTCGCCGTTCAAGGTGAGGTCGATCTGGAACCGGTCGGTCCCTCCCCCACTCCCGGCCGGAGTGATGTAGCCGTCCTGGGCCGGGGTAAAGGTTTCCACCCCGTACTCGTTGACGACGTACGTCTGGCCGAGCTTCACGGGCCCGCCGCCGGCGCGGTGGCCAGCACTGCCATACCGGTTCACGTCATGCGGGGCGACGTTCTGCGCCAGGCCCGAGCTGTTGATGGCGCTGATCGCCTCGATAACGTTCACGTAGTAGGTGCCGGCCAGCTTGTCGAGATCCCTCTTACTCAACCCGGCCTTGACGCCCATCGCCTCGATCGCCGCGATCGCGTTGTCATACGTGGCGTTCGCGGCGTCAACGGCGGCCTTGCTGGCGTTAGCCCCACCGGCCATCTGAATCTGCGCGTCCCGGGCCTGCTGCGCGTCACCGATCAGGCCGCGAATGACGTCCTGGTTGTGCAGCCCAGCGAGAGAGTTGTCCGCCAGAGACCGCGAGTTCGCGTCAAGGTTGTCCCTCAACGACAGCAGATCCTCTTTGAACTTGGCGTTGGCCTGATCGGCTGACAACTGGTTGCCGAGGAGGTGGGACAGTTCGCCGTTCATCTTTTGTAGCCCCGCGGCTGCGGCCTCCGCCGCCCTCGCGGTACCACCCAACCCCCTGGTCAGGTCGTCGGCGCCCTTCGCGCCGCCGTGGAGCACCTCGGCCATCCTGGCCCCAGCGCCCGCGAAGTCGCCGGACATGAAGTCGCCGAAGGCAGACAGCGTCTCGTAGCCCTTGGACAGCCCCTCCAGCAGATACCCGACGCCCTCAACGGTGCCCTCGACGATCGCGAGGAGGGAATGCAACCCGTCTCTCGCGCCGCCTGCTCCCTGCGATAGGGAGTGGAAGAAGGTACTGAACGCCGCGCCCAGCCCGGGAAGGTCCCGGGCCAGCTCGTCGAGGATCGGGCCGGACGCGTCCAGCGCCTCCAGGAAGCCGGGTGCGGCCTTCTCGCCGAACTTCTCCAGCCCGGCGAACACCTTCTCGGCGTGCGGCGCCAACTTGTCGAACGCCTTCTCCAGCACCGGTTCGGCCCTGGTGAACTCATCACGGAACATGTGCGCGGCATCCACGAGCACTGGCGCGAACGCCCGCGTAGAGTCAATCAGCACGCCGGAGGCGGTTGACTTCAGCTCGTCGAACGCCTTCTGTACCGCCGCGTCGTGGAGTTGCGCAACGACACCCGTAGCGACACCGCCGAGGCCCACACCAGCCAGCAGGACACCGTTGATGGCGGCGCCGATCGCCGTGGATGACAGCACGATCGCACCGGCGATTCCGGCGCCGACGGCGACCTGAGCTTGCGGCGGAAGTGACCCGAACGCGTTCCCGAGGAACTGGATGCCCTTCTGCGAGCCCTCCTCGAACCCGGTGTCGACCGCCTTCGCGACCTGCTTCGACAGGCTCTCCAGCGACTTCAGGTTCTTCTCGGCGCCCTTCAGCGCGGCGAAAACGTCCTTATTGCCGGTCCGCTCGAACTCCTGGCCGAGCTGCCGAACCTGCCCCTTCGTCTTGGCGATCTGATCCTCGAGGAACTTCGAGAACGTGGTGGTCTTCTGCATCGACTTACCGGAGTCGTCGACCTGCTTCGAGAGTTTCTCGAACTCGTCGGCGAGGAGCGACAGCTCTTTACTGTTCTTGCGCGCAATTACGTCAAGGACCAGATCCTTCGCCATGTCACCCCCCGAGTTGCGCGGCCCGGTAGCGGTGGGCGAAGGCGAGGAACGCTTTCATCTGGTGGTAGTCCATGTCGAGGAAGTCAGCCTCCGACCGGAACTGCGGGAACACATGGAGAAGCAGTGGCAGGTTTCCCCGAACTACTCGGAGGATGTCGTCTCCGGGTCGGAGCCGCTGCCTTTTCCCGGGCTCTCGGGGTCCTCATCCGGAAGGATCAGGTACCGGGACAGCCCGGAGTCGAAGTCGAAGTCGCGCAAGTCGGGTACGTCGATCTTCGCTCGCTTCAGGGCGAGCCACGCCAGCGCGAGGAGTGCACCGAAGTGGGTCTGCCGCTTCTGTTTCTCGACCTTCTTGGTGGACCCGTCAGGCTGTTCCTCGTCGGCTTCGACCATCACGGGGGCGCCGTATTCGTCGAACACTGGCGTTCCGTCCAGCGCCTCATGCCATTCGTCCGGGTCAGCGAAGCCCTTTCGTTCCCCGTCCGTGTCGACGAAGAACGGGCGCTGCATCTCCGCCGCTTCCCGCGCGGACGGTCGCAACGTGATCTCCAGCCATTCCTCGCATCCGAACCGCTTGCGGTCCTCATCGGACAGCCGCAGACGAGCGGACATCAGGCCCTCTCTAGCATTTCGCGGGTTTCGTCCAGCGCGCGGTCGATCTCGGCACGGAACGTTTTGATGTTGTCCCTGATCGGTGGCCAGAACCACGGGTCAGCAGTCTGTGATACCCAGGCGTTCCGGTTGCCCAAGACGGGGTGGCGCCACGGTTTGCCGGAGTCGAAGTGCCGGGGCATCGACCTGAGGTTCTCGGGGAGTTTCGCTTCGGCGATCCGGAACCGGACCCGTGGGTTGTCTTCTTCGACGCGCACGTCGAGGGTTGCCGCCTCGGCGATTCTCCGGCGGGTGCCGTGCGCCTCGACAACCTTTTCGAACGGGTGGCGCGCGCCCGGCTTCCGGAACCCGGTCGTCTTGATGTCCTCAGCGGACTTCTTGACCGCGTCGAGGGTGGGTTTCCCGGCACGGCGCATCGCCTTGCCGAGGTTGCGCCGCAGGTCCACCCGGTCCGCCTGGCGGAGCGCGCGGGCCATCCGGCGTAGGTCTTCCGAGCCTTTGACGGTGACGTCGAGCATCAGGGGGTTGTGTCCTGAGACTCGTATTCGAGCTGGATCAGCGGGTTGCTGCCGGCGTCGTCTTCGTAGGCGGTGAACGTGACCTTCCCGTCGACGATGTCCGGTCCCCCGGCTTCGGGTTGGGCAGGTTCGAACTTCACCGCCGGGTACGTGGCCCGCAGGACGGGGAAGTTGCCGCTGCCGTCGTTGGTGACACCGGTCCAGATGAACTGCAGCACGGTGGTGGTGTCAGCGTCGACGAGGTCCATGACCTGGGTGCGGTCCGCGAACTCCAGGTCGAGGTCGCCGGTGTACTGGCGGAAGTCGTTCTCCAGCTGCTCGCTTTTCACCCCGGCGCCGCCGGCGACGCGACGGTCGGTACGCAGCGGAGTGGTGCCCTTCAGCGACAGTCCCCGCAGGCCCTTGATGGTGGAGCCACCGGACACGGTGGTGCGACCACTGGAGGTGGTCGCGGTACCGCCGATGGAGGTGGTGAGGATGCCCCAGTGGAACTCTTCGAGGGAGGCCAGGTAGGAGGCGGACGCGAGGGCGGTGGCGGTGGTCCAGTTCCACGCGTCGACGGTGATGGTGGCCTCAACGAGGTCATCCATCTGGCAGGCGATTTCCCAGTCGGTGATCTTGCAGCCGTTGAAGGTGTAGGGCCGCACCGTCGACGAGTACGACTCGCCGAAGCCGCCCTGCATCGTCATGCTCTTCCCGACGAGATCACCGGGGGTGTGGATCTGCCGCCACGTCAGCGACGACGCGATCTGCGCCGTGCTGCTGCTGCCCATCATGTGCTTCAGGAACACCCCGAAACCCTTGGAGAACACCGTCATCGGGACGACGAGGCCGCTGTCGACACCGGTCTTCACCCGGTTACGGGCACGGTGGCCGCGGGCCGCGGCGCGCAGCCCCGAAGACGTCTTGGTGATCTTCTCGTTCTTCGGCCTCAGGCTGTGGACCTCATAGAACCGGGTCACCGTCACCGGTGTACCGACGGTCGATTCCTCGGCGAGACCGAACTGGGTGGACAGGCCGGACGGCATCGGTTACTCCTTGCCCTTGGCCGGCTTCGCCGGGAGTTCGAGGTCCCAGGTGGCTTTGTCCCACGACATCAGCCGTCCCGGGTTGTCCGGGTCACCGGTGGGGTGCAGCAGAAGCCACGCGTCATCCACGGGCTGTTCGTCGGCGAGGCGGCCGGCGACTTCCACCACGGCGCCGTGTTCGACGACGCGGCCCTGCAGGAACGCGACTTCCCGGTCCCCACCGTTGTTGCGTAGCCTCACCAGGTCCATCGGTGCCTCTCAGAACAGTCGGGTGCTGAAGCCAACGTGGGCGACGATTTCGGTTTCCACCTCGTCGTCGTCCAGGGCGTACGTCATGTCGAAGCCGGTGATGCCGGCGTACCGCAGGCCGGCCATGCCGCCCATCGTCACGTCGGCGGCCAGGAGCGCGTCGATGGTGTCGAGGAGGGTGAGGGCGGCGTCGTCGGAGTCGGTGACCGCGCCGCCGGGGATGTCCACCAGCAGGTGGAGGTCGACGGTGAACTTCCGGTCCCGGGGCTTCGTGCCGGATGTCATCGCCGCGTAGTTCTGCTCCACGGTGGTGCGGCCGCCGTAGATGTAGGTGCGGGTCCCGCCGGCGGAGATGCCGGAATAGGCGTAGTCGACGGTGATGTGCGCGAACGCGGGCGCGGCTTTGATCGCCGCGATGAGGGTGCGTTTCGCCAGTCCGACGTTGAGGTTGTTCACCGCTGCCCGCCGTGGAACAGGGCATTGCGTTGCGGGTCGTAGTTCAGGGTCCGGGACGCGGGGAACCGGGAGCCCTGCTGCGCGGCGGCGTTGGCCTGCACCCGCCGGGAGTAGCGGGAGTAGACCGCGTCAACCTCAGGGATGCCGGTGCGGTACGCGTCGGGCAGCAGGATCCGGTACGTGCCCCCGTCCGCCGCGGTGTAGCTGGACGCCCGGTCCGGGATCGACGTTTTGTTGATGTTCAGCCGGGAACGGAACCTGGTCTTCGCCGCCTTCACCAACTGCGCCTGCGGGTAGTCCAGGCCGAACTCGTACTCAACGATGACGTTCTGATCGCCTTCGGTCCACACGTTCGAGTCGACCCGCTTCAACGTCAGGTCGGACTTCACGACCAGGGCGCCCAGTTCGGTGGAGGTGAGCGCGACGAACGTCTGCCCGGCCCTGGGCGCGACCGACACGGAACGGATGGTGCGGATGTCCGGGTCGGGCAGGGTCAGCGTCGCAGTGCCGGAGCCGTCGAGGACGACCCGGCGGTAGCGGGGCACGAACGCCCGGTCGCAGATCCATTCGCACTCGACCTCGACCTCGGTCAGGGCGGCGGCGAGGTCGGCCCACGGGTACTTCGTGGTGTCGGACAGGGACGTGTCTGAGGCTCTACCTTCGGTGAGGGGGAAGAAGAACCCGCCGACGATTTCCACGGTGTCGGTTTCGGTGATCGCCGCACCGTTGATCGTCGCCGACCAAGTGACGGTGAGGAGTTTCAGCGTCGACTGCCCCGGCAGCGCGAACGTGTACACGCCAGTGACGCCGTGGGTGGCGTTGCCCGAGGTGACGCTGGCGCCGGTGGCGTCGGTGACCGCAACCGTGACCGTGGTGCTTGAGTCGGTCGCGGCCTCCGACGCCGAGCCGGCGTTGCCGTAGAAGGTGTGGGTGAGGGTGGCCGCGGCGCCTTTGGCCACACGGGTCAGGGACGCCACGGCTCACCTCATCCGATTCGGACGTTGCCGGTGACGGTTCCGGCGGAAGCGGACACGAAGATCCCGATCGCGCAGCGGACACCGTCGGCGAAGTCGAACTCCTTGTCGGCGTTCGCGGCCGCCGTCGTCCACTGCGCCAGGATTGTTCCCGAGGCCGCCGTGTTGTCGTAGATGGTCACGGTCGCGGCGGCTGAGGTGACCAGCCAGAAGCCGCGCAGTGTTGCCGGCGTCGCCGAGACGGTCTGTGTGGCCGCCGCGTTGACCGCGATCGGCGTGGACTGCGCGGCCATGGCTTACCGGTACTTGCAGTTCAGCATGACCACACCACCGGGGCAGGTCAGGCCCGTACCGGTGGTGGTGATCTCGATGTTCAGCACGTCGCCGGCGGCCGGCTGCAGGTCGGTCGCGGTCGACGACATGGTCAACGCGTTCGCGACGGCCTTCGCCGCGGTCACGCCACCGCTGGAGTATGCGATGGCGGTGGCCCATTGGATCGTGCCAGCACCAGCACCGGTGCGGTTGAAGAAGCTGATCGTGAAGAAGTTCGTCGCCTGGCCAGTGATCGCCGCGCTCGCGGTCCACGTGGCCGACACGATCTGCAGGTTGTACGGCACCACGTACGGGGTGCCGCCGGTGGCGCCGGACGCGGCCGCGACGTAGGGCACCGGGATGGCCAGCGCCAGGTTCCCGGCGAGTTCGTTGATCTGCATCAGCTGTTACCCCTCTGGAACCCGCGGAAGTCCAGCACCGCGCCCGAGTAGATGTGGCGGATCTTGTAGGTGAACTTGTCGGCGTTGAACATCGACCCGACGGTCTGGTCGGACTGGGTGAACAGCTGCGGGTCCCGCTGGCCCTGGTAGAACCCGACCTCGACGGTGGGGACCAGATTCGGGTCGGCCACGACCGCCCACCCGGTGGTGGACTGCGCGTCCCAGTAATCGATGACGATGTAGTCCATCCCCCTGTGGATGTTCGGGGTGTTGGATGGGCCGGCGGGGGTGGACGGAATCGCCACAGCCGAGGTGCACAACTGGAACGCAATCTCCTCCAGCGTCGGCGGCACCAACAGCAACGACGGGATCAGCGACAGGATATTCGCGGTGTCGCCGTACCCAGCCTGCTTACGCATCTTCGCCCGGGACGCGGACAGCGCGGTCTGCGACAGCGCCGTCGACGTGGTGTTGTTGTGCCCGGCCACGTACAGCGCGGACGAGTCGTAGATGTTCGGGTTGCCAGCGGTGCCCAGCGGCCCGACCGAAGTGTCGGGGCGGATGAACTCGAACACGAAGTCGAACAGGGTCCGCTTCGCGGCCAGCGCCAGGTGGAACGGGATCTTCGCGATGCCCCGGATGTCGTCGTTCGCGATCATCTCCAGGGTGACGTCTTCGGTGCCGCCGCGCTTCGCGACCGCGTAGGTGACTTCCTCGTTCGTCGGGGACGTCAGCGGCTGGTACGGGGCGCCCTGGCTGACGACCGACAACGTGCCGTAGCCGCCGATCCGCTCGATGCGCTGGGTGCGGAAGTCGTTGACCGGCGGCATGCTGGACACGACCCGCATCCAGTCGGTGAGGGCCGGCTCGTTGTACTCCGCGACCAGGCGCCGGGTGACGGAGTCGCCCAGTACCAGGTTCCAGGAGCTCGACGACATCGACTCCGTGGCACGCTTCCCGCGGTACTCGTAGTCACCGGTGCCGAAGGACTCCCGGAGGATCTTCCGGTTGATGTCCTCGTCGCCGAGGTACGTCGGCTGGTGGCCGGTGAAGTCGAGGTACGCCTCCTTGAACGACTTGTACGCGGGGGCGTCGCTGGGCCGCTTGCTGGTGGCGTCGACCCCGGACCAGTGGCTGCGGGGCCGGCCGTACTCCCAGAACATCGCGTCGAGGGACTCGACCTTCCGGTCGACCTCGTCCTTCGTCACCGTCGCCGTGACGCGCGGCGCGAGGCCCTGCCGCTCGAAGTGCGCCAGCGCACCCTTCAGCGTGGAGATGCGGCCGTCGACGTCGGCCTCGGTGAACCGGTCCGGCAGCTCGCCGAGGAACGATTTGCTGATCGCGGCCATGCCGGCCGACGCGAGCTTGTCCTTGACGATCAGCCGGCCGAGCGCGGAGGTCTTCTCGAACAGTCCGGCCTCGGTGGCCCGCTCCGCGGACTCCACCGCCCGAGTGGGCGGGGTGGTTGATTCGGTGGTCTTCGACGGTGCCCGCGCAAGGCCCACCTCGGCGAGCTCGTCGCCCGTGGCTTCCTTGAGCGCGGCCAGCACGTCGGCCTTGGTTGGGGGCACGTCTGACTCCTCTTCGGTTTCCGTTCCGCCGGCGACGGCGCGGACCGCGACGCCCCCGGCGGATGGGTTGGCGACAACGTCCGCGGATTGGACGTCGACGATTTGGGTTGCTTCCTGGAGGCGGCGGCCGCCGTCGAGGATGGGTTGGAAGTGGGCGAGCACGTCGTGGCTCACCCCGACCAGTGGGGGCAGGCCCTTGTCCTGCGCGGCGAGGGACGCGTCCAGCGCTTCCGCCGCATGGGTGGCCGAGGGAAGCAGGTGCAGGTCGCCGTAGAGCCCGTCGGAGCGGGCTTCGACGTTGCGGTACGACCCGACCAGCCCCGTCAGCGTGGACGAGCGGAGTTCCTCTGCGGTGCGGTGGTGGTCGTACGCCTTCGCGCCCTCATACAGGGGGACGGCTTCCCGCATGACGGCTTCCTTGTAGCGGCGGCCGTTGCGGGAGTCACCGAACTTGATGATCCGCATGTGGAAGACGCGGCCACCGTTCTCGTCGGTGCCCTTGGCCTCAAGGACGCGGCCGGCGATGCGGTCGACCGATTCAGCCGCGGACTCCCCCGTGTCCTGGATACCGGCCGGCTCATCCTCGGGCGGGTTGCGGTCGGATACTGGGACGTAGGTGCGTTCCACCGGTACCGGGTCGCCGAGGGTGACCTGGTCGTCGTCGGCGATGCTGTAGGAGCACTGCAACAGGTCGTCGGCGTCTTCGGTGGTGTAGACGGCCTGGGAGTCGGAGATGTCGACGAGGGACACGAACGCGTACGTGTTGGGGTTCATGTCCCGCATCCGGGCGCGAAGCGCGTCCCGCACGAGGTCTTCGGTTTCCCCGAAGGTGCGGTGTCCGTCGATGACCGCCTCCGCGGCGGCGATCGCGATGCCGTATTTCTTCGCCGCTGCCCGGATCTTGTTCTTGATCGCGCGTAGCTGCTCCGGCGAGTAGGGGGAGGCGTTTCCGGACTGGTTGATGTACGACCAGGCCGCGCGGACATGGGCTTCGGAGTCGATCGGGTAACGCTTCTGCTTATCGACCTGGTAGCCCGGGTCGGCGTACTCGACGTCGCCGTAGGGCTGCTTCGTGGCCTCGCTGACCCTGTCGGCCACGTCGGTCTCCTCTGCTTCTGCGTACGCGCGGCCGGCCCGGGCTGTGTCGGTGCCGCTTCCCACGCGTTTCGGCGCCGGTTTCGAGGGCGGCACCGGCGAGGGCTTCGTGGTCGCCTTCGGCGCGACGTGTGGCGCGCTGGGCTTATGGGCAGGTGTGCCCGGTAGGGCCTTGAGTCCCTGGAGCTGGGCGAGGAACCGCGGGGTGACCTTCCCGTCCTGCGGCAGGCCGAGACGCCGCTGCGCCTCCTTGACCGCCTGCGTGGTCAGGGGACCGAGCTTCCCGTCATCGACGAGCTGCCGACCCTGCCCATCGGTCGCGCCAAGCCGATTCAGCGTCTGCTGCAGCTGGTGGACGTGCGGGTCGCCGTGGGGGCTGTTGTAGCCGGGGCCGGTGTCGGTGTTCGGGTTGTACGCCAGGGTCGTCTTGAGCGGCCCCAGCGTCTTCGTGGACGCCGGCGCCGCAGCCTTGGTTGGGCGCCTGCCGGTTACCTTGGTGACCTTGGCTGGCGCCGTGTTGTTCCCTGCGGTGAACTGGCCACCGGCGGACGAACCCGCATCGGCGCGAGGGTGCAGGTCCTCGCTGAACGCCTCAACGGCCTGCTCCACGGCCTCAACCAGCTCCGGGTCGTCCGCTTCGAGCGCGGCGACCGGATCCAGGGACTGGATGAACCGGACGTCGTACAGCAGGTCACCCACGCCTAGGGACTCCACAGTGGAGCGGACCGTTTCAGCCCAGGTGTTCACGCCGCTCCTTATCCGGGTCCGACAACTTGGCCGCGGGGCGGCTGCCCGTGGGCGACTCTGTTGAGGTCCGCACCAGGCCAGTAGGCGTGAAGATGCTCGGCGCCCTTGACGTCCGCGACCGACGTTTCGGCCGCAAGGAGCCGTTCGAGTGCTGAGGAGTAGCCGAACAGGGCCTCGACGGCGGTCGCGGGCTTTCCTGTTCCGTCCGCGGTGGCATACTGGTCCAGCAGGCGCAGGAACTTTTTCGTCTCGGCGGGGTCGAGGGTGGCGGCCTGCTCGTCGTCGGACAGGTCGCTCAGGTTGCGGCCGGAGCCGTGCGGAACTGCGGCCAACTTCACCTGCAGGCCGATGGCTGGATCCGGGTCGTCCAGGTAGACGGCGTAGTGCACATCGGCCCACTGCCCGGGGACGGACCCTTCGGTGGAGAAGTAGTCACCCCACGTGCCGCCCGAACGCTTGGGCAGGTTCGCCTGTAGGGCCTCGATTTGGGCGGTCAGCGAGTCCCAGAGTTTGTCCTCTTCGTCAGTCCATTTCCGGCGCATGCCGCGCAGCTTGTCGCGCTTGGCTTCCAGCCGGTCGATCTCGTCGAAGTGGGAGTCGACCGTGGCCTGGACCTTCTCACCGTCGTCCAGGGCGGCGGTGATGGATGACTGGAGGTGTTCCGCGGCCCGCGGGTCAAGGTTCGCGGTGTACCCGCCGGGGAACACGTCGGCGGTGTTAGTGCCGTCGAGTTCCTCAAGCCGTGCTTCGATCGCGGCCTTGCGCTTCGGGTCGGCGTGCGGGTCGGCGTCGAGGCGGTCCCATTCGTCTTCCAGTGACTTCTGCTCGTCCTGGAGCTTCTTCCGCTCCGCGTTGACCTCGGCTGTGCGGTCCGGCCCGCCCCGCCACGGACCTGCCTCGTCATCCCGGGACCCGAACCCCGGGCCACCGATGCCGAGCCGCAGCGACTTGTGTCCACCGTGGTCAACGAGTGCCATTCGGACAGTGCCGAAGTCACCCGAAACCTTGTCGGAGCCGACCAGCTTCTCGCCCGGTTCCAGTTCGATCTTTCCGGCGAGTTTCAGGACGTCCTTGCGCTTACCCGGTCGGCCGTTTTCAGGCACGGCGGCTTGGTTGACGGTTGGAACGCCGCGGCGTACCCGGCGCAACTCGACATCCACTGCCTTGTGCCTTCGACCGAGGCTGAATACGCGGCCGAAGTGCCCATGTTCACCGCGAGGATGGAGGTCCGGGTTCCAGTCCTCCAGCCACCGCCGGACGGCGGGCGAGTCCAGCGGCAGCAGCATGGCTAGGAGGCGAGCTTCTCCAACGCGGCGACGAGGCTCTTACGGGCGGACACGCCCTTCGCCTCTTCGACCGCGAGGGCCTTCGCCGCGCGGGTCTTGTCGTCGCCGACCCAGTCGAGGATCTGCTGCGCCGTACCGTCCGGCACCACATCCTCGTCGACCTCGTCCGCCTCGTCGTCGCCCTCGTCGGACTCGACCGCGGCGTACACCGGGTGGTACTTCGGCGGGTTCTCCTTCGGGTTCGTGCGGACCCAGTGGTCCACCGGCCCGGTCGGAACCTCGTGCATGCTGCCGTCGAAAGTGACGATCCAGTTGTCGTCAACGCTGCGGATCTCGCGCTGGCCGGGACGGTGGGTCATCCCGAGCAGTGCGGCGGCCTCACGCTTGTCCATGCCTTACCTCTTTCGTCTCATCGGGTCAGTACGCGGCCGTTGACGCGGCCTTCAGCAGCGGGTTGCGGCTCAGTCAGGGACCGACCGCCGTTGTCGTCAATGTGGGTGGCGAGGTCGTCCGCGTTCGCGTCCGGCCCATCCAGATCAGCGGTGTAGGGCACGCCGACGAACTGCTCCCACGCCTTCCGCGCGGCCAGGTTCGCCGCCGCGGCCGACATGATGCCGTTCTTCACGAAGTTCCCCAGGCCGGTCGACAGGTTCAGCAGAACCTGCGCGGTCACCTGCGCATCCGCGGCGGCGATCTCTGGGCCGGTACACGACACACTCATCGCCGCCGGAATCTCGTACTCCTTGCCCGTGCGGGGGTCCTTCGCGGTGACGGTCCTCGGCAGCCGGCCAGCGGCGACGGCCCGGTCCACGGCGAGCCGGTTCAGCTCGGTCATGTAACCCAGCCACGTCTTCTGCACCCCACCGACACGGCGGCGCACCGGTTCGGCCATGGAGTGGGAAGTGGCCCGGTTCGTGCCATCGGGCTCCGCCAGCCAGTGCTTCGACAGCCCGGCGCCTCCGGCGATCTCGGTGAGGACGGTGCTGCCGGCCTGGGAGTCCTCCATCGCCCCCGTGGGGGCGGTCTTCGGCTCCCATGACACGGAGTCGTTGTGAACCTCCACCGACCCGGACTGCGGGATGTGGATGCCGCCGCGGGAGTTGACGAACGCGTCGACCTCGTCCTGCCCGCCGGTGACGGTGACGTCCCACACCAGGTACCGGGCCAGCGCGGTCCGGTCGACCAGGTTACTGATGATCGTGTCGTAGGAGTCGAGCTGGTCGACGATCGCCGACATGAACGGCATCCCCCGCCGGTCCGTGACCAACGCCTTCCACGGCGTCCAGAAGATGCATTCCCCGTCACGAAGGCCGGTGTCGTCCTGGACCATCACCACGGACAGTTCCCGACCCTGCGTGCCCGCGGTCATGTTCTGCCCCAGCACCACCACGGACGGCCACAGGGGGTTCCCGTTGAGCAGCTTCACGTTCACGATCCACGACGGGTCGAACGGGCTGTACCGCACCACCCCGGACCCTGGGCCCTGCATGATCTCCCACGCAATTTCGCCGTTGAGCATCAGGTCCCGCAGGAACAGGTCCTGCATCTGGAGGCAGTTGCGCGGGTCGGTCCAGAACTCCTGCGCGACAACGTTCACTTCAGGGTTCGTCACCTGCAACGCGACGCCGGAGTCCCCGACGCAGAACGACGTGTAGGTGTCAACGATGGCCTTCGCCATCGGGTTGATCCGGTACGCGGCGATCGAGTAGGCGCGGGCTTTCTCCTGCGACCAGTACGGGACCTCACGCCCAACGGAGCCGGCGAGTTTCCACCCGACGTCCCCGTCGACCGGGTCCCGGCCCCAGGAGCCGATGACCGCACCCGACGCGATGAGCTGGTCCGGGGTCGCCTCGACCGCGCGTTGCGGCGCGGCCTCAGCCGCGCGACGGGCCGGGACGAACCAGGGACGCATCTACTCAGCCGGCCGCTTCGGCCCGGGCGCGCTCCGCCGCCAGCTGCGCCTCGGCGGTCAGCGAGATGCGGGACTTCGGCGCGGCCGCGATCGGGGTCACCGTCGCACCCGCCGGGGTGGGCTGCGACTCCTGCACCTGCGCGATCACCGTCAGGGTCACAGCGAACAAGCCGGCGGTGAGCAGGCCCCACTTCCACGACGTCAGCGACGCCACCGCGAACACGATCGTGATCAGCCCGACAACGCCGAGGAGGTTCGTCAGCAGGCCGGGGCTGATCCGGGGTACCGGGATACGCACGTACATCGGTGCTCCTTCACAGCGCCAGACGTTTGGTGGGTCGGAAGAAGTCCCCGAGTTCCGGCTTGACCGTGGGTGCGCCGACCGGTGCGTTGACCGGTGGCACCGCTTCGGCGTCCATGCATTCCTTGAGCGCGTTCACCGCCGCCGCCACACCGTCGATCTTGTCGGCGGCGTGGGCCTTATCGGGTTTCACGTTCCCGGCCGGGTCCATCGCCACCGCGAGGTTGTCGACCATCCACCGCATAACCGGGTTCCCGCCGTGCATGAACCGGCCCACCAGCGTGAGGCGGAGCATCTCCTTCAGCGGGTACGACAGTGACCCGAACGACTGCGACACCGGCACCAGCGTCATCCCGGCCTCAGACGCCTTACGGGTGACGTCGTTCGCGCCCCACCGGTCGAACCCGACCGTCTGAACGCTGAACGTGCCCGCGTCCTTGTCGAGTTGGTCGTTCACCGCGGCCGGGTCGAACACCGCCCCCGGCGTGGTCTGGATCCAGCCTTCCCGCGCCCACACCTTCGCGTACCCAGCGGTGCGCCGGTCCAGATCCTCCAGGGCGTCCTCGGGCAGCCAGAACCGCCACAGCACCCGGTACAGGTCATTGGGCCGGTCCGGAAAGATCCAGCACAGCGCGGTGAGGTCGGATACTGACCCCATGTCCAGGCCGCCGTGGCACTGCATTCCCGCCAGGGCCGACTCGTCCAGAGTCCCGGTGGAGCGGTCCCAGTCCTCCAAGCGGATGAACCGGGTCGCCTGCTTCGTGCGGATGCCCAGGTGCAGCCGCAGGTACCGGGCCAGGTTCGCCGGGTTCTCCTGCGCCTTCTTCGCCTCAGCCTGAAGGAACGCCTTCGTCGGTGACACCCCGTAGCCGGGATTGGCCTGCCGCTGCGCCTGCTCTGAGAACGGGGACACCCCCGCTTCGGCGAGTGCCCGTTCCGATTCGGCGGCCGCCCACACCACCCCGTAGAAGGTGGCGTCGACGAACACCCCGCGGGCGAGCTTCTCCAGGTACTCCCGCTTCTCCGCGTAGATCGTGCCTGGCTTACCCTCGTCCGCCGTGGTGATGATGACGATCAGCGGCTGAGATCGGGCGCCGGTGCCGGTCTCCACCGCGTCGACCACGTCCCGCGTCTTGTGCACGTGCAACTCGTCGATGACCGCGCCGTGCACGTTCGCGCCGTGGATCAGGTCCCCGACCGAGGCGACGACCTGGAAGTACGAACCGGACGGCGGGTGGATGATCTTCCCCGCGTATGGCTTCACATACGGGGCCAGGTCGGGCGAGTTCTGCGCGAGGGTCTTGACCGGGTTGAAGCAGTACCCAGCCTGATCCTTGCTGGCCGCCACCGCCAGGACCTGGGCGCCGTGTTCCCCATCCGCCGCGGTCAGGTAGATCCCGACACCGCCGGCGAGTGTGGTCTTGCCGTTCTTGCGCGGCTCGTCGATGTGCGCGGTGCGCGCTATCCGCACCCAACTGTCCGCGTCGTCATCCCAACGCACCCAGCCGAACACCGGGGCCAGGATGTACGCGACCTGCCAGTTCGCCGGCTCCAGCGGCTTGCCGGCCCACTTGCCCTGGGTATGCCGCAACCGGCGGAACGCGCCGATCACCCGGTCCACCCGGGCCGGATCGAACCGCGCCCCCTCCAGCTCGCGGGGCTCCGGGGTCTTCCAGATCGGAACCTGCCACGGCTCCGGCAGCGGAAGCTTCCGGCTCAGCAGGTACCAGGCAACCTCGGGCGACAGCTTCAGTCGGGCAAGGGTCGCCTCGTCGGGGAGGTTGACGTCAGCCGGTGGCCGCGAACGGGTTGTCGCCCTGGCCATCGTCGACCTTCCCGGACGCCACCCGCTGCTCCGCCGACGGGGTCATGCCGAACTGCGTGCACCACGCCCGCAGCTCCTTCGATGCCGCCTCCGCCGTCAGGAGTGCCGGGTGACGCTGCGCCCGGCCCTGCTTGTCGTCGTGCAGCACCATGCCCTCAGCCGCCACGATCGCGGAGGACTCCACGAACCGCTGCCACGTCATGCAGTACGCCGTCAGCGCCGCCCCATCGATGCGCTTGAGCAGCCCGAGGCGGTTCAGTTCCGGCACGACCCGGTTCCACTCCGCCCGCGCCTCGGCCGGGAGCCAGATCGGCATGACCGGCTCGCCGCGCTCGAACTCCGGGACGGCCTTGATCGGCCGGCCGCCCGAGTCGATACCCTCGCGCCGACCTTCGATGATCTTCAATTCGACTGGCTTCGGGGGACGGCCGCCCATATCACCCTCCGTCACTAGTCACGCAGAGTAGCCAGCCCGGGAAGATCCATTCTGAGCCAGCACATGGGGAGG